ATTGTAAGAAACTTTTTTCTTTTAGCTTCAAACATTGCCATAACCGCAGCGTGATTAAATTCAACTGACATTATGATCTCTGCAATAGCAATTCAAAGTGTCTGCCCATCTCATTAGGGTTTTTCTTCGAATAGATAGTAAATTCTTTCCCGTCTGCTTTGCGCCCTGTCCCGGTGTTCGTGCTTGCCTGATAAAATATACAGGCTTGACCGATTGCCGCCGATGCTGTTAAAGTCCATGCGCCGCCGGCTGTTTTGTGATATCCGGTTAAATCTGCGACAGCGATAATATGATCTTCAATCACTTTTACACGGTCTTTATCTGTAATTGCAATATCAGGATCACAATACATCTTCATATCTATATTGATAGATGAGCCTTGCTCTTGCCATATTCGATTTGACGATTGAGTATCGAGTAAACAATAAAATTCATCCTGAAGAGCGTATGACGGTTCAAAGTCAGGCGCGCTTCCTTCGCTGTACTTGTTTACAGATACAAGGCTATTAAAATAATCGCTTATCATGCGGTTACATACCTTTTAATTGATTTGAATATGTCATCCGGCACGCCGTAAGGATTGCCAGTCGTGGCCTTGCTCCATGAGTACGATCCGACACTTTCAGACTGTAGTCCGTTCATACTATTTGACTGCATTAAATATTGAATCATTTTCGCCGCTGTCATCTTTGCGCCCTGGGGGTAAACTGTGAAAACTATGCTTTCCGTTGCACTTGCCGCCGTGTCAATTTCGATAGTGTTCGCCGTGTCATTGACTTCAGTTACATAATTATCGATTGAACCGCTGAATATGTAATCAAGCCTGCTTATCGTGCTTGCTGTGCTTTTATATAAAGTTGTGCTTAAATCCCTGATTGATGAAGGGTAAAGAGTTATATTTGATATTGTCTTACTACCGGAAACACAATCACCGTAATATTTATGAAAAGGATAATTCCTAATCTGTAAATACTTGCCTTCAGCTTCAGGGATGAGCGCGGATATTAAAGCGTCTTTTGTCGCTCCAGATATATTAAGAAGCGCTTTGACTTGAGATAAGCTAATTATCATTCTAACCATCCCCTTAAAGTAGAAATCACTATTCCCGTTGCTGATGCAATTACAGATATCTTAATATCGGTCTTTTCAACTAACTTTGTCGGTATTGATAATTGAGTATTGATAGTTGTATTCTGACAAACGGAATCTGTAAAAGGATAAAACATACCGTCTGTTCTGAACTTTGTCGTCGGGTCTACATTTGCCCGTGTTGTTATCCTTGCGTATTCCTTGTTTGCGTTTCCGGTTGTAGCAAATCCTGCGCTGAAGTCAGTTACATATAGAGTCAATCCGGCGGGCACTGTGTACATCGCATTTCTTGCACGGTTAAATCCGGCTGTTATGTAGCTATAAACGGGTGTATTGTCAATGTGTCTTAATGATATAAACCCCGTTGGAATCTTGTTCGCTCCCGCTGTAATTACTCGTAAACTGTTTATTCTGAATAATGTCAATTTAACTGTTGGAACAACTGCCGTTCCATTCAATAAAACTATCTCTCTTTGTTGTGCATATGCCGAGTCAAGAAAGTTTATTTCTACCGCTTGCGCTCCCGCTGTTGCACTGGTATCTATAACGTGATAACCTCTAAGTGAACCGCTACCGCCGTAACTAAAACCGCCGGATACTGTCAAAGTTGTTGCCGATGTAACTTCAGTTACATAGCCATATTCCGGAGATGTTCCCGCTTTATCGAGTATTACACAATCACCTATTGCAACTGCTGTCGCTCCGGTAAAGTTTGCCGCTGTATCGATAAGAGTAGTAAGAGAACCGCCTGTGGATGTCCCTGTTTTTATTGCTGTTCCAATATCATCCGTATTATTCCCGCCGACAACCTCCATACCCATTGCAGCCGTAGGAAATAAATAAACTGCTTGTGTCGCTGAATAGCTCCATACATCAGTATTTATGTTTGCTGTCATTGACGGCGCGAAACCTATTTTAGTAAAAGGATAATGCAAAGGGACATTCCCTTCAGATATATCGTAAAGATACGGCATTGAAGATACACGCATCTTTGTACCAATTAAAGACTTCTCAATGATTTCGGTTAATCGTGGTAAGCTCATTTAGTTTTCATCCAGTTCAAATACTACCGTGCCGAAATTGTTATTTGCTACTGATGTAATAACAAGACCGTATATTGTAGAAGGTTTAAGTTTAACCTTAATTATCGTTTCAATTATAGGCAATTGCATTTCTGTGCAAATTGCAGTTCCCGCACTTTGACCGCTTGATCCAAGTATATAGTCTTTTCTGAGTACGGTTAAAGGTGCGCCCGTGTATGCCTGATCTCTTTTAGAAAATGTAATCGCTGTACCCGCTGATGCACTTCCTCCCGTTCCAATTACAAGGCCGGTATTTAATACGATTGTTGCAAGTGCATTATATTTGACTTTGATTGTCAAGTCTGCGCTTTTCGCGCCTGATGTTATAGAATATTGCTTTGGTGCGATTATAGCAACATCGTCATCATAATCACCTATAAAGAATTGTGAGCCGTTTTTCATCTTTTCAAGTATTTCCGTTATTCTTGCTTCGCTCATTATAGCACCTCTGTAAAGTATGCCCGGGCTTTTACACCCGGGCAGATATATTAAGCTGTGGTCATTAAACCGCCACCCGCTGTTGCTGCTGGTGCTACCATATTCGCATAAACTGAAGTTCCCCATGCTGTCACCTGACAGGCCGCACAATTGAAGAGAATAATCTCGTCACTCGCGCCCGATAAAATGTGAGCCGCTGCCGGAGTTGTGCTTGAAAGTGCATAGTTGAAAAGACAATTTTTAAATACTGTCCCCGCACCGCCTGAAGTCCCTACGCTTTTAATTGCGCCGTGCGCTGTTCCAGCAGAGACCATTCCGACAACTTCGCAATCAATAAACTTATTACGTTTAACCGCGCCTGAAAGAATAATCTCTGCGGCCGCGTTGTTGCCCTGTGCAAAGGTGTTAGTTCCTATTGTACAACCTGCAAATGTACATTCAGACCCGGTAATAGTTAAAGAGTTATTGGCCGCAGATGTTGCCGCGCCCGCTGCTCCAACTATGTGGCAGTTCCCGAAATAGTTTCTTTCACCGGAAACAATTACACCGCCGATTTCAAGAGCGTTTGTTCCGCCGTTGTAAAAATGAGTGTTGTAAAAACTGTTATTTGATCCGGATACTGTTAAGAGTGTAGGCATAACAGAGGTAATAGAAGTATGTTCTCCTACTGTTAAAGTTCCAGTTACGGTCATTACAAGAGCTGAAACGGTGTCAACTGTGACGGCTGCCGCATTTACGTTAGAGATAAATTTCATCCCTGCTACCCATCCGTCAGTTACGAAAGAACCTGCTGCTCTTGATATAGAAGTGTCCGCAACCGCTGTAAGTGTCGCTGTGGTTACGACTGTTTTATTTGCTACTCTTGCACGACCACCCATAGATACCGGAGCAGCTACGCCAACAACCGTTATTGCACTTTTTGACCATGTTAAAAGCTGTGTAAAATATGAAGTTGTATGTGCTGAAGTAGTACCGCCTGAAAGAAGTACAATACCGTCTCCCGCGCCGTCTATACATAGATCATATGCAAGTTTAATATTATTTACAGGGCAGTCTGCTGTACCGCCCGCTGTGGCAGTTCCATTTTTAGGGTCTACAAAATACCAGTTGCCCTTAATCATTGGAAGCCCGCCATTCTCAAACAGCCAGTTAAGTGAGTCTCTTACCGCTGGCTGTATTCCTTCGTATGAGCCGAAATTATATTTCTTCATTATATCCCGCCTTACGCTACTGCTGTTCCGGTAACTGTACCGTGAAATTCTTCAGGGCCGTAATCAATACCAGCCTGTGCATAGAAGAAACCGCCTTTTTTTGCTGCTGTGATTGCTGTAGGCACCCATAGAACGTCTGAACCAGCTGCTGCGTCTGCAACGAGGTTATCGCCTGTGAATCTTACAGGGACAAAAACAGGTCTACACACTGACATATCGGCTATGAGAATAGTAGAAGTAGGCATAAAAGGATCATAAACAACTCCGATAGTGCTGAAGTCAGTTTCGATTCTGCTTATGTTAAGACCGCCGACATTTCTGTCTTGAGGAGCGTATCCATAAATATCAGATATTTTCTGTTTGTTAAACGCATTACAGAAAAGAACAGGGTTTACAAATTTTGCTCCGCTTCCCGCCATTTCTCTAAGTAGCTCCTGAATCATTGCTTTAGAAAGAGCAGCACCACCGGCGGCGACTGTGTTTGTTGCGCAAGCAGTTACAATTCCTCTTGTTTTTGCGGCGGTTGTAGAGTTTGCGGCGGCCTGATAAGAACCATTAAGGAAACTGTATTCCATATCAATAGCCATTTGATATAGTTGACCTTGTTTCTGGAATGAAAGTTCATCATTTACAGGGTTTCCATCCATCGTATTGATGCCTGACATTGCGCCGAATTGTGCTTGCTTCATAAATGATACGGCCGCGTCATATTTAAAAATTTGTGCTGTATTTGTGTCTTCAGCTCTTGTTATTGTGGTAGGCGTTCCCGCTGCGGCGGATTGTGTTTCAGTTATTGCCGGTTGAGAGGCTGCTGAAAGTCCCCACGGCTGTGCAAGTGGAAAAACAAACGCGTTGCTTCTTGCACCCGCGCCAAGTCCGCCCATCATTGAAAGAAAAGGTGTTTGATAAGCACCTATGAGGAAAAGTTCACCTCTGTAATTTAAAGTATCACTATCTGTGTATGCCATTTGTTACCTCGATATTATTATTTAGGGAGTTTTTGGATTTGTTCCTTTAAAGCGAACATTGCCTGTCCGTCCCCTTTTATTTCAGCCGCATTATATAGGCTGATAAGTCTTTCTCGTTCACTTGATGGAGCGCCCTGTCCGGCTGGAGGAGGAGTTCCATTTGCTTTTAAAATGTTAAGTTCTTCATCTTTCGCCTTGAGCTGTTTTTCTAAGTCCTTAACTACTGAGTCCCTGTAACTTTTAATCAACTCAGCATTTGCATTTATCTCATCTTTAGAATTACCTTTTATAAGTGCTGAGTGTTTTTCATCAAGACCTAATGAGTCAGCTTTTGTTTTCGCTATGTCTTCAAGCCATTCTTTTCTTTCGGCTTCTGCCTCGGCTTTTATGCGTTCTTCATCTGACATTTTAGCTTTTAAGTCTTTTTGATATTGTGTTAATTTTTGATCCCGAGTTGAAATTTCGTTCTTGTATTTCCCCTCAAGTTCTTCTTTGATTTGTGCTCTGAGTTCTTCTATGGTTGGCTGTGTTTCGGTTTGAGTTGTCTGAATCTCTTCAAGCCCCTCTTTAATTTCTGCCATTGTTGTTTTACCTCGTTTATATTTTGTTATTTTACTACTTTCATGTTTAGTGCTTCTTGTCAAGTCAATTTTAATAAATTCTGTAATTCTAACTTATCGTTTTAATATACTGCTCTAAATCTGGAATGCCATCTTTCAATTTTATAGGTTCATTAGGGTCTAATTTTAATGGTGTTCTTATTGACCTACATCTACATTGCACGTTCATAGCCGCTGATTTAGCCCCTGTAAATAATCGTGGAGCAACCCCCTTGCAACCCCCACCATGAAAATAATATTTACCGTCTTTCGCTTTCTTGGCAAATGTATTGTTTAAAGCTATATGTGTTTCTCGCTCCCTGCCATCATTACGACCTAACCATAGTGGGGGAGATAATTCTATTCCTAATTCTTCAGCCTGTGAAAAACTTTCTTCCTGAGCTAAAGAAAACGCTTTCAACATCTCCGTGCGTGCTGTCGTTGCATAACGACTAATCCCAGAATCAAACACCTCTTTTAATCGGGCTGTCAGTTTAGCTG